GTCTTAAACTCTGCAATGTGGCGCTTCTTGGGCGCTTCCGGCACGCCAGACTCGATAATCCCGTCGATGCTGCCGGAAACGTGCGCACCAAAGTCTACGCGCTCCTGATTGTTCCACGTGGAACGTATATCCAGACCGATGGCGCGCAGGTCCGACACAATTGTGGCTTCCTCCTGTGTTCCGCGCCTAAACAGGCGCAGAATGCGGCCAGGAAACTTAGATTGGACTGCCCAGCGAAACGACAGCCACAGCCATCGGTCGCAGGGATGTCCAAGCTGAGACGCTCCCATGTGCGGCCTTGGCAGCTCGGCCAGGCTCTCGTGGTGCTTGTCGATAAGGCTCTGAATGCTATTTGTTGGTTCTGGAATTTTCATAACTAATCACTTGCATTTAATAAAAGCCATCGCCAACACTATGACCACAATCAGAAACAATAAAACATCGTTAAGCCATTCCATTTTTGCTCCTCAGTTTGGATTCAATGGCGCTGGTCTCAATCCAATTTTTAAAGGACACAACGCGATCTAAACTATTTGCCCACCGATCAAACTCAGTTAACCTGCAACTGACATCTACAACAAACTCACCCGCCCACCAGCGAAAACGGTATGCCCGTCCTCGGTAATGAGATACAGATTCCGTCTTGAAAAAATCACGGGCAACGCTATGCCCGCGCCGCTTTAAAAAAGTTTTGAGTTCGCTAGTACTCATGCCGCACAATTGAGAGCGAGTAGGACGTCTGGCTTTGTACTTCACAGCCGCACCCAAAGCCTAGCCGTGCTACCGGGTATCCGGCGTGACGACACCAGCCCACACCTACGCATCGTTTGCAGGATGCGAGACACCACCGGCGATGGGATTTCTGTAGCGTCACTGATCTGTGATGATAGGCACTCGCCACCCAGTTCTATCATTGCTTCGTTGATTTGCCTCACGCGCTCGGCGTGAATAAGTTCTTTTGATTGTTTACTTGCAAACTTATAGCCGGGTTCATCAGGGTCGGCAAAGCTCACTATGCGCGGTGCCTGAAATCCGCTTACAATCGGTTCTGTTGGTATTAAAACGTCTATAATAGACATGTTTGACTCTCCGTTTTGATTGCCCCAGTCCTCTTACGAGGCTGGGGCTTTTTTTTCTTACTTCCTTGCCCATGGCGGTGCGGCCTTGGCAGGTGCAGGTGCAGCAGGAGCTGCTGCAGGCGCGCTGCCTCCTGTCAAAGACTTAAATGCTTTTACTTCGTTCTGAGCAGCATATTGCTCAGATGCTGCGCGGATATCAAGTTTGATCGACAGACTGCCACCGATCAGTTGGTCTGTGTCTGTGACCTTTGGCAAGCCAATTGCGCGCATGATATCGCCAAGTTGCTGCCGGCCAATCTCCTCGGCCTTGGCTGACTTGTTCTTAATGTTAAGGTTTCCAAACACCACGCGGCCCTGGTGACTTGGCCCGGTAATGTCGTAGCGCACCTTGATGTACTGGCCTGAGCCGTCTTTGGTTGGCTTGAGTTCTGCGGCCGTGATGTTGGCGTTATACCAGCCAGCAGGCAGCGGATCGTAGCTGCCGGTATTGCCTTGAGGAAGTTCGTTGATGTCAAAAGTTTGATCTAGCGATGCCATGTTATTTCTCCTTGCGAGTGATGGTAAAAGATGGGCGGCCAGGCTTGGCCGTTATTGCTGATGCAAGTGGTTTGGTAATTGCGCTGTCGGTCGCCTTCCAGATTGCCATGTTGATCTCCGGCTTCCATCTAAACAGCTTCGCAAGGTGCTCGGTCAGGCCATGTTCAGCGGCCAGCTCTTGCACCTTATCACCATCGACCTTGCGGTCAATGCGGCCGACGATCTTTATCGTGTATTTGTCAGGATCTACTGTTTCGGTGCCTTCCAGATTCTCTGACACACCAGCCAGCGATTTAATGCGATCCTCGATCTTTCGACGGTCCTCTGTCGCTTCCTTCTCGGCTTCCTTCACATTAGTCCACATATAGGCCAGCTCGTTAAGGTCATCTGGTAGTTTTTCAGGCAGCGCCATTATTTCCTCCCTTGTTCAATCATCGCGTCGGCCAGCATGTAGGCATTTGCCGCTACCAGCCATTGGTCGTAATGCACTTGTCCTTGATAGCCGCAGGCGCTAACGATAGCTTGCATGGCTGCGACTGCTATCTGATCGCGGCGCTGCCAAACAGCGGGATCACAAAAATCCGGCCCCCGCTTGGCCAGAAAATCTTTCAGCTCTTCACTCATGATTACTTCCCTCCTATTTTTTTAATGATTGCCTGCACATCAGGTGCTTCCCATGCGTCCAGCTTGCCGCTGCGGTCCTTGGCGAGCCAAAGGCCGTCGCTGTCGCACATCAATGCGCGCTGGGTGTTTCCCTCGCCATCCTTCTCGACACGCAAGGCCAAGACTTCATCAAAAAAGTAAGGTAGCGCCTGTCCGGTCTTGTTGCCAGGCATCGAGGGCGCATACAGCACCCGGCCCATCTCGTCCTGCGTCTTCTCCAGCTTGGCGCTCATGTAAACGTGCCGGCCAGGTAGATCGCGGAATGCCCGGATGATGTCGGCCATTTGCTCCTGCATTGCACCGTATGCCTGACGCGGGTCTTTAGTGGCTTTCTTCTCAGCGTTCAGCACCACCTCGGCAATTTCCGAGATGCTGTCCAGCGCCACCGACTTGTAGGACTTGGCATCGTCGGACTCGGTCAGCCACTTGTAGGCTTCCCGCAGTGTTTCCATATCGCTGATTTCAATGTAGGGCAGGTCTGCGTCCTGGATGGACAGCAGGCCGCCTTCGGCCGACAGCACAATGGGACTGGGGAGGGTCTTAATCAGGCTGGTTTTGCCAGCGCCAGCCTGGCCATAGACCAGAACTTTCACACCGTTGGCAGACAGACTGCCGGTGGTTTTTACGTTAATTGCCATATTGGCTCTCCTTCTTGGTTGCTGCGCCTTCGGCCAATTCCGTTCGCGCAGTGGTTGAACTATGCCACAAAATAATGTAGCATGTCAATACCTAAACAAAGTTTTTTTATAAAGGCCCAAAATATGATGACCCTGGAACAGATTCGCAATGCCTTGTCCGACAGGATGCCGGCCAAGGTAGCAGAGGCCACAGGCCTGCACTACAACACCATCCGAGAGGTGCGCGATAACCCAGATGCCAACCCGACATACAAGGTAATACTGGCGTTGTCCACCTACTTGGAAAGCCGCAACAATGACAACCAAGGCTGAAGCGGCACTTATCTACGCATCCTGGGGCTGGCATGTTCTGCCAGTCGTGCCAAATGGCAAGGTTCCTGCCACCCAGCATGGGGTGAAGGATTCCACCACAAACCCTGAGCAGATCTCCAGGTGGTGGACACAAAACCCCGATTTCAACATCGGCATTGCGGCAGGCGAGCGATCTGGCATCGTTGTTTTCGATGTGGACCCAAGAAATGGTGGCGATGCATCTTGGGCCATGTGGCTGCAAAATAATGGCAATGTGCCAGATGGTGCCATGCAGATGACTGCTGGCGGTGGTGAGCACCACATCGGCGTCTACCACCCGGATATCAGATCCTGCAAGCTATGCGAAGGTGTAGACCTGCTGGCAGATGGTCGGTACTTCGTGGCATTCCCATCCACCATCGAAGGGCGCAGCTATGTGTGGGAGGCGTCATCCGACCCATTTGATGGCGTAGCACCGTTCATTATCCAAGACAGTTGGATGCAGGCCTACAGGGCCATGCGCAAGCCGGAAAACAAGCAGGTGGCCAGCACAGGAGGCGGCTTAATCCAAGGCAGCCGAAACAACGGCCTGACGGCTCTGGGCGGCGCAATGCGGCGCTACGGCATGACAGAGGCCGAGATTATGGCGGCGCTGTCGATTGCCAACGAGACCCGCTGCGAGATACCGCTGCCATCGTCCGAGCTGTCACAGATTGTCAAATCAGTTTGCCGGTACGAGCCGGAGTCTGATGTGGCAGCGTCAACCAGCATTGGCAGCGATGCAGCAGAGGCTATCCTGGCGGCCACCAGGGCTGAGGTGCAGGAATATTACTTCACCAGGGCAACGTCCTACCTTGGGCAGCCAGCTCCTCTGCGGTGGATCATCAAGGGTTGGATTCCAGACAGCGGCGTTAGCATGGTCTACGGCGAGTCAGGTTCTGGCAAGACCTTTATCTCCTTGGACATGGCCTGCCACATTGCTGCAGGCCTGCAATGGCACGATCACAAGACCAAGCCTGGTCTGGTGGTCTACATGGCCGGCGAGGGCAACTACGGCCTGCGCCAGCGGGTTACTGCCTGGTGCAAGACGCACGGTGTCCAAAATCTGGACAACCTGTTGATCTCGAATAAGGCGATTGACATTGACAGCCCAGCTGCTGCGGCCCAGATCATCAATGCAGTGCGCGAGATTACCCAAGACGATGCAGTGGCGATTTTCATTGATACGCTTAACAATCATATGTCCGGAAATGAAAACGATGCCAAGGACTCCCGCAACATGCTCAACGCCTGCAACATTGCGGCTAGGGCGCTAAGCGCCAGCGTGTGCCTCAATCACCACACAGGGCATGCTTTAGAGGCAAAGCATCGCGCTCGCGGATCAAGCGCTTGGAAGGCGTCGATGGACGCAATGATACTGGTGGCCAAGAGCGACGACAGCATCGAAATTACCTGCACTAAGATGAAGGACGCAGAACCTCCGAAGCCGTTATTTGGCAAACTCCAGACCGTGCCGCTAGGATGGATTGACGAGGACGGCGAGGAAATTAAAGGCGCAGTATTTGTTATTGAAGAAAATGCACCAGAAAAAAAACCTAAAAAAGAATCTGAAATTCAAAAAGATATTAGGAAATTCACAAATGCCTGGTGGAACGCTGGCGCAGAAGAACGAGAAAAAATACCTTATTTATCGCGCAGCGCATTGATTGAGTATTTAATTAAAAATGAAGGATTATCAGAATCCACTGCAAAAACATACGCTCAGGAAAGCAAAAAAGGCAGGCTGATTTATAACCTGCTGAACGCTCAGATTATCGTGGCTCACCAGCATGGATGGGTGGTCTCGGACAACGCAACTGCAGCGACTTTGATGGTTCGCAGGGCAGAAAAGTAGGGTGGGACAAATGGGACAGGACAGGACAAAGTGGGACAAATGTCCCATGGACAAGGCGTCGGCAGACTGGGACAGGACGGGACACACTCCTTTAGGAGTGTCCCAATTGTCCCAGCCACGATGTGGCGAAAATTGACCTAGAATGAGGCAACCTGTGGATAAGTGCAAAACCTGCGGATTAGACCAGCTCAAGATCGCAATCACCAACATCGCATCAGGTGCTACGGTATATCCGATCTACTGCGCAGCGTGCGGCGAGGTATTCGCAAAATATGTGAAGAAAAGAATTGCTCAAGAATATGCGCGAGAAAATGGACAACTTAAATATGTGAAAACAAAAACAGCGAAATATATTGAGAAAAAACAAATTCAAATTAAATGCGAGGTGTGCGATGCAAATGAAGGTGAATTGCACCATTGGGCACCACAGTATTTATTCGGCGATGAAGCAGACAGATGGCCCGTTAATTATCTTTGCCGAGAGTGCCATCGCAAATGGCATGATCTTGTGACACCTGAAATGGGGAAAGTAAAATGACAACCAACGTAAACGAGCTGCTATCCTACAGCCTCAAAAAAGAAGACAATAACGCATGACCACAAAATCACACAATCCAGCAGACAAGGTCGAACGCTGGAGCATCGACAAGCTGGTGCCTTATGCACGCAACGCCAGAACGCACAGCGATGAGCAGGTCGGCCAGATCGCTGCCAGCATCAAAGAGTGGGGTTGGACAACGCCAGTTCTGGTGGATGAGCAAGGCAGCATCATTGCAGGCCACGGCAGAACACTGGCCGCACAGCGACTACAAATGACCGAGGTTCCTGTCATGGTGGCCAAAGGTTGGTCAGATGCCAAGAAGCGTGCCTATGTGCTGGCCGACAACAAACTGGCCATGAATGCAGGCTGGGACAATGAAATGCTGGCGCTTGAGCTGGGCGAGATTGGTGATCTTGGCTTTGACCTCGATCTGACTGGCTTCACAGCCGATGAGATCGCAGCCTTGATGCCAGAGCAAATCGAGCCTGGTCAAACTGACGAGGATGCGGTGCCAGAAGTTCCAGAAAATCCGGTCACTGTTCTTGGCGATGTTTGGATTCTTGGAAAGCACCGGCTCATGTGTGGAAGCAGCACTGTATTGCACGACATTGAAAAATTGATGAATGGCGTTTCTCCAGATTGCATTCATACAGATCCACCTTACGGAATGAATGCTGTAAGCAAATCATCAGTTTTGAAAAAGAATTACAAAATTGATATTCTTGGCGATGACACGCCAGACGTTGCAAAAGATGCTTTTCGCTTGATCTATGGAATGTGGCCTGATGCAAAACAAATCTGGTGGGGAGCGAATTACTACTGCTCCGTCTTGCCAGACAGCGAATGCTGGTTGGTGTGGGACAAGAACAATGGGCAATCAGATCAAACAGACTGCGAACTGGCTTGGGCAAATTTCCGCAGCGTTGTTCGGCAGTTCACGCTTGCATCAGAAAAGACCAACCGAGTCCATCCAACTCAGAAGCCGGTGGCATTGATGGAATGGATTTTGAAGAGGTTTAATTTGTCGGTGAAAACAGTTGCTGACTTCTTTGGTGGATCTGGTTCAACGTTGATTGCAGCAGAAAAACATGGCGCTCAAGCCTTTATCATGGAGTTTGATCCAAAGTTCGTCGATGTGATCGTCAAACGCTGGCAGGACTTCACTGGCAAAATCGCAACACACGCAGAAACTGGAAAGCCTTTCGCGGAGGTTAAAAATGGCAACGAAAAAGCAACAGCAGAAGCAGCCTGAAGCTGCTGAAAAATCGGTCATAAAAAAGCAAGGCGGCCCCAGGCCGAACAGCGGTGGAGCGCGCGAAGGGGCTGGACGACCGGCATTCCAGCCCACTGATGTTGAGCGCAAGCAGGTCGAGGCGCTGTCCGGCTACGGCCTGCCCATCGAGCAGATCGCAGTCCTGGTGCGCGACGGCATCGACACCGACACCCTGCGCAAGCACTTTGCCCAGGAACTGATCTCGGGCAAGGCCAAGGCCAATGGGCAGGTAGGGAAAACCCTGTTCCAGAAGGTCATGGCAGGCGACACGGCCGCAGCCATCTGGTGGTCAAAGACCCAGATGCGTTGGAAGGAAGTGCAGCAGCACGAGATCACTGGCGCTGATGGTGCCCCCATTGAGTTCCGCAAGATCGAGCGCGTGGTAGTCAAGAAGTGACCACCCTGCGCATCGAGACGCCTGAGTGGGCGCTGCCGCTGCTGGAGCCTGCACGCTACAAGGGCGCATACGGTGGTCGTGGCTCTGGCAAATCGCATACCTTTGCCGAGATGATGATCGAGGCACATATCATGGACCAGAACAGCCGCAGCGTCTGCGTGCGCGAGGTCCAGAAGTCACTGGCGCAGTCGGTCAAGCGCCTGCTAGAACTCAAGATCGAGCAGATGAATGCTGGTGCCTACTTCGAAATCCAAGAGGCCGTCATCAAGAGCAAGAAGGCCGATGGTCTGATTATCTTCCAGGGCATGCAAAATCACACGGCCGACTCGATCAAGTCTCTCGAAGGCTACGACCGCGCATGGTGCGAGGAGGCGCAGAGCCTGTCCCAGCGCAGCCTGGACCTGCTGCGTCCGACCATTCGAAAGCCAGGCTCCGAGCTGTGGTTCACATGGAACCCAAGCAGGGCCAGCGATCCAGTGGATACCTTGCTGCGCGGCCCCAAGCCGCCGCCAGACGCCAAGGTTATCGAGATCAACTTCGATGACAATCCTTGGTTTCCAGATGTGCTGCGTGCCGAGATGGAGTACGACAAGGCGCGCGACCCGGACAAGTATGCCCACGTATGGCGTGGCGGTTACATCCAGAACAGCAGCGCTCGCGTCTTTCGCAATTGGCGAATCGATGAGTTTGACGCACCGAAAGACGCCATCCACCGGCTCGGCGCTGACTGGGGCTTTGCCACCGACCCGACCGTCTTGGTGCGCTGTCACATCGTCGGTCGTAAGCTATACATCGACCAAGAGGCATACATGGTTGGCTGCGAGATAGTCAATACGCCAGAGCTGTTCATGACCGTGCCGGAGGCCGAGCGCTGGCCCATCGTGGCCGACAGCTCCAGGCCGGAGACCATCAGCCACATGCGTAGGCACGGATTTCCGAAGATTATGCCGGCAGTAAAAGGACCAAGGTCAGTCGAGGAAGGCGTTGAGTTTCTGAAGTCCTACGACATCGTCGTACATCCGCGCTGCACTCACACCATCGACGAGCTGACTTTTTACAGCTACAAGACTGATCCATTAACGGGTAATGTGATGCCTGTCCTGCAGGACAAGAAAAACCACGTTATTGATGCGTTGCGGTATGCTTGCGAGGGTGTCCGCAGGACGGCGGCGATTTTAAAACCTGCGGTTGACTTCAAACCATTGCCAGTCACGAGCAAATGGTAGAAAATACTTGCAAATAGGGGCCAAATATGGCACGCATGTCAAAAGAGCAATATCTTAACAAACTGCACAGCGATTCGCTGGCGCAGTTCAACGACATTCAGACCGCGTTGCGCGATGAGCGCCTGCAGTGTCTGCAGGACCGGCGCTTCTACAGCCTGGCCGGCAGCCAGTGGGAAGGCCCACTTTGGGACATCTACGAGAACAAGCCGCGCTTCGAGGTGAACAAGATTCACCTATCGGTAATCCGCATCATCAACGAGTACCGCAACAACCGAGTTACAGTAGACTTCACGCCGAAGCCTGGCCAAGACGACAAGCTGGCAGATACTTGCGACGGACTATACCGTGCAGACGAGAAGGACAGCGTGGCCGACGAGGCATACGACAACGCCTTCGAGGAGGCGGTTGGCGGTGGATTCGGTGCATGGCGTCTACGCAACGTCTACGAGGATGACGAAGACGAGGACAACGAGCACCAGCGCATCATGATCGAGCCGATCTTCGATGCCGACAGCTCGGTATTCTTCGACCTAAACGCCAAGCGCCAGGACAAGTCTGACGCCAGATACTGCTACGTAGTAACGAGCATGACACGCAAGTCGTACAAGGAAACTTGGGGCGACGATCCGACCGACTGGCCAAAGGAAATCCATCAATATGAATTCGACTGGGCAACGCCGGATGTGGTTTACGTTGCAGAGTATTACAAGGTCGAGGATGTCAGCGAAACAATCCGCATTTTTCGAGCCATCGACGGCACCGAGGAGCGATATCGGCAGGCAGACTTTGACGCAGACCCTGCGCTCGAAGAGACCTTGGCAGCCATCGGCAGCATAGAGGTGCGCCAGCGCAAGATCAAGTCGCGCAAGGTTCACAAGTACATCATGTCCGGCGGCCGCATCCTGGAGGATGCAGGATACATTGCAGGCAAGGAAATACCCATTGTTCCGATCTACGGCAAGCGCTGGTTTGTAGATAACGTCGAGCGCTGCATGGGTCAGGTGCGCCTAGCCAAAGATGCCCAGCGCCTGAAGAACATGCAGCTTTCCAAGCTGGGCGAAATCAGTGCACTGTCATCCGTCGAGAAGCCTATCCTCACGCCTGAACAGGTCACTGGCCACCAAGTCATGTGGGCAGATGACAACATCCGAAACTACCCCTACTTGCTAATCAACCCGGTCACAGGACCAGACGGCAACCAGCAGATCGGCGGCCCGGTGGCCTACACTCGAAGCCCACAGATACCGCCAGCGATGGCTGCGCTGATGCAGGTTACAGAGCAGGACATGCAGGAAATTCTTGGCAGCTCGCAGCAGGCCGACAAGATGGTCAGCAACATCTCCGGCAAGGCCGTAGAGATGATCCAGACCCGCATGGACATGCAGACCTTCATCTACATGAGCAACTTTGCCAAAGGCATGCAGCGCTGCGGTGAAATCTGGCTCAGCATGGCGCGCGACATCTACGTCGAGGAAGGCCGCCAGATGAAGACCATCGGCCAAAACGACGAAATCGGCATGGTCGAGCTGATGAAGCCTACCGTAAGCGAGGAAGGCGAGGTAGTTATGGAAAACGACCTGAGCCGTGCCAAGTTCGATGTTAACGTCGAGGTCGGACCGTCCAGCACCAGCAAGCGCGCGGCCACAGTCAGAGCGCTGACCGGCATGATGGCCATCACAGACGATCCGCAGACCAAGCAGGTGCTGCAGGCAATGTCCATGATGAACATGGAAGGCGAGGGCATCAGCGATGTGCGCGATTACTTTCGCAAGCAGCTCGTGCGCATGGGCGTGGTCAAGCCGACAGAGCAGGAAAAAGAAGAGATGATGATCGAGCTGCAAGGCCAGCAGGAAGATCCTAACAAAGTATTCCTGCAAGCCGCAGCCGAAGAGGCCATGGCGAAGGCAGCCAAAGCGCGTGCCGATACGGTAAAGACAGTGGCAGACGCAGGTCTGTCGCGTGCCAGGACAGCCGAGACGCTGGCCAAAACTGGCGTCCAAGAGCAGAACATTGCGCTCACGGCAATGGAGGCCGAGCAGCAAGCCATCATGGGACAGCAAGTTCAGCCTGTTGTAAGATAAGTTAGAATGCGTGAAAATGTGTTAAACGGCAACCACCCGACCGTATAAATGGGTGAGTTTGATGGGGTCAACTGATGAATAAAAGGGCAGTAGTTGTAGACGAGAGCCAAGTGGACGAAACCGTTGTGCTTGAGGAAGAGCCGCAGGAAGTTGAGATCGAAGCTGGTGAGAACGATGCCGCCAGCGACCAACTGACAGAAGGCGAAGCCGAAAAGCAAGATGAAGAATCCGACGAGGTTGTCGTCTCGATTGGCGAGGAAGCGCCCCCCGCCGAAGAGGAGCGACGCGCTCCTGAATGGGTACGAGAGCTGCGTAAGCAGAACCGCGAGAAAGAGCGACGCATTCGAGAACTCGAAGCCAAGTTACAGACCACCGCACAGTCCGAGAACAAGCCGGCCGCGTTAGGTCCGAAGCCAAAGCTAGACGATTTCGATTACGACGCAGACAGATTCGAGCAAGCACTGGATGCCTGGCATGAACGCAAGCGCCAGCACGATCTGGAGGCCGAGAAGGCTCGCCAGGCCGAGCAGACGCAGCAGCAAGCCTGGCAGGCTAAACTGGATGGATACAGCAAGGCAAAAGCCGAGCTAAAGGTCCGAGACTATGAAGACGCCGAGGCAACTGCTCAGGAGGTTTTCAACGTCACCCAGCAAGGCGTCATCTTGCAAGGAGCTGATAATCCCGCGTTGGTCATCTACGCACTCGGCAAGAACCCGAAGAAGGCTGCAGACCTCGCAAAAATCAACGACCCCGTAAAGTTTGCCTTTGCGGTAGCGAAACTGGAGAAAGAATTGAAAGTTACGAACCGCAGGGCAGCACCAGCACCGGAGAGAGTAATCCAGGGGACTGGACGAGTCTCTGGTGCCGTAGACTCAACCCTTGAACGGCTGCGCGAAGAAGCCGCCCGTACTGGCAACATGACGAAAGTCATCCAGTACAAAGCGCAGAAGCGCGCAGCATCAAAATAACTTTTTTTAATTTAGGAGCCAATCATGGCAAATAGTTTTTCCAAAGAAGAGCGCGTAGCGTTTGAAGACCTTCTGGAAGGTTTCCAGGACGCGCTGGTATTGTCCCGCAACGTCGCGATTTACAACACCGACCAGACGATGATGGAACGTGCTAACAACACGATCTGGCGTCCGCAGCCTTACATCGCTCAATCGATCAACAGCACGCCTGGCACCCCGATTTCTGGCTACAAAGCCATGACTCAGCTTGCTGTGCCGGCAACTCTGGGCTACAGCAAAACTGTGCCTTGGGAAATGACCACGCTGGAACTGCGCGATGCGCTGCAAGAAGGCCGTCTGGGCGACTCTGCCAAGCAGAAACTCGCGTCCGACATCAACATTGCCATCATGAGTGCTGCGGCTGATCTTGGTTCTCTGGTGGTTCCGATTGCTGCTGCTGCTGGTGACTATGATGACGTTGCTCTGTGCGACGCCATCATGAACGAGCAAGGCGTGCCTGACTATGACCGCTTCCTGGCTCTGTCCAGCCGTGACTACAACGGTCTGGCCGGCAACCTGGTTGGCAGCGCTCGCAGTTTCGGCAATGCCAAGTCGGACAAGGCATACGAGCGCAGCTACGTGGGCATGGTAGCCAGCTTTGACACCTACAAGATGGACTACGCCAATCGTCTGACGGCTGCGGCTGGCGGCGGTTCCATCACCATTGACACCAGTGGTGCTGGCACCCAGGCCAACTACACGCCTCAAGCGACCTCGACCGCTGTCGGCGGCCAGATCAACGTGGACAACCGCTTCCAGACCGTTACCGTCTCTTCGACGACTGGCGTGGCTGCTGGCGATGCGTTCAAGATCGCTGGCGTGGAAGCTGTGCATCACATCACCAAGCAAAGCACTGGTCAGTTGAAGACCTTCCGCGTTGTCTCGGTTGATTCCGGCACGACCATGACGATCACTCCTCCGATCATTGGCGCTCAGTCTGTCGCAACGGACGCGCAGTTGCAGTACAAGAACGTGGAAGTTGTAACGCCTTCCAACACTTCGGCCATCACCTTCCTGAACGCAAACACCGCTTCGGTGAATGTGTTCTGGCAACGTGACTCGCTGGAGATTCTGCCTGGCCGTTACGCAGTGCCTTCCGACGCTGGTGTCGCAGTGATGCGCGCAAGCACCGACCAAGGCATTGAGTTGGTAATGCAGAAGTTCTACGACATCGACAGCATGACGATCAAGTATCGCCTCGACACGCTGTTTGGTGTGGTAAATAAAAACCCGGAAATGTCGGGCATTCTGCTGTTCAATCAGTAAGCAGTAGTTTGAGAGAAGGGGCTTCGGCTCCTTCTCTCTTTTTCTATCAAGGAGCGCACAATGCCGTTGACTAAGGGTTATTCTAAAAAGTCCATCAGCAAGAACATTTCCAAAGAGATGAAAAAGGGAATGCCTCAGAAGCAAGCAGTGGCCGTCGCTTTGTCAACAGCACGCAAAGCTGCAAAGGCTGCTGGCAAATCGAGCAAAGCGCCAGCAAAGCCAAAGAAAGCCATGAAATGAAGGCTGGCCTGTACGCCAACATCCACGCCAAGCGCGAGCGCATCGAGCGCCAAAAGGCGGCAGGCAAGAAGCCTGAGCGCATGCGCAAGCCTGGGACCAAGGGCGCGCCAACCAACAAGGCGTTCAAACAGTCTGCCAAGACGGCAAAGAAATCCAAGTGATGGAAATAAACATTTTAGTCCCGAAATACCGCAAGGGCAAAAAGCCTATAAGATTGCGCAAGCCATCGAGACCTCTTGATGGCATCAATCATCGGCTGCTGCGCGAGCAGGCTCAGGCCAAGATCGAGGAACCAGACGAAAACGCACCACCGACTCGAAAAGAACTGGAAGCCAAAGCCACCGAACTTGGGATACCA